CTATTGGTATAGGTTCAGCATCATCAATTGAAGCTGGTGTTTATTATATTGATGGGTTTTTTGTCAATGTTTACAAACAAACAATAATTCTTTCAAAATATTCAGACACTCCGACATGTAAAGTAGGTTTAAGAAATTACGAAAGAATCATTACTCCAGAAGACGATCAAACTCTTAATGATAATGCTATTGGTTCGTATAACTATGCTGCTCCGGGTGCGTATCGTTATAAAATTGAGCTATTACTTGAATACATTAACGTAAATGACGAAGTTCCTGAAGATTTTATTGAATTACAACGAATTGAAGATGGAACCATCATTAATGAAATCAGAACGTCTGAATACAGTGAACTCGAAAAGACTTTTGCACGGCGAACTTACGATGAATCTGGAGACTATACAGTTTCTCCTTTTAATATTTCTATCAAAGAACATCTTAAAGATGAATCAATTCCTAGATTTGCAGACGGTAAATATCTTGTAACAGACTCTCCTTCTGGTGATGAATCAAAACTTGCAATTGGCATTGAGCCGGGCAAAGCATACGTTCGTGGTTACGAACGACAAAAATTAGCGACCACTTGGATTGAGACAAACAAAGCACGCTCAACAGCAGTTTATAATAATGCCGTTTTGAACTTTAATATCGGGAATTATATTTACGTCAAACGGTGTTACATGATTCCTGATTGGTCAACGTTTGAAACTCTTTATCTATGGAATGCAGTTTCTCTTCCGTCAGACGGGGACATTCCTGCAGGTTCTCCTATTGGCACAGCAAGAGTCCGAGGAATGGAGCTAATTGATAATTCTGCGGGTGCCGCGCATGAAGAATACGTTTATAAACTGTATCTTTTTGATATTAATCTAAATGACGGCGAAACATGGAGTTCAGTATCATGGATCACGGATTCTAATTCTTCAGCACAATTTACTTGTACCCCTAATGTTGGTGGTGATTATGCAGATTTAGATAACATGATTATCAATCCAACAAAAAAATCGAGTATCTTTAAACTTCCACACCAATATGTAAGGACACTCAAACCAAACGGAACAAATGATACTACATATACAGTAAACAGATATTATCCTTCTATTCCTGTATCTGCTGAATCCATTGAAATTGACGTTGGAACCAATGCTGTTCCTAATGCATTCACAGGAAGAAACTATATCATTATGGACCTTGCTGCTTCAACATCCACAACTTCTTTTGTTCCAATAAGCGACAGTGACGTAACCATTAATGGATCTGTTGTAACCATTACAGGTTTGACTGGACTTTCTGGATCAAATGTTAGTGTTAGTTTACCAATAGTTAAAACAATCTCAGCAGAAAGATCAAAGTCAATTACTGAAATCACTCAAGTTATTTCATCACCTAATACAGTGCCAGGTGAATTTGACGATTTATCAAGAGCAGACGGTTATAGATTAATTTCAGTAACCGACGGAGGTGATTCTGATAGAGATATCACCGAACGATATTTATTTGATAATGGACAAAGGGATTCATTTTATGATCTTTCACGAATTCAATTAAAATCAGGTTATAGCGCACCAAAAGGAAGTCTCACAGTAACATTTTCGTTCTTTTCTCATACACATGGAGATTTCTGTTCTGTTGATTCTTACTCTTCTTTGGGCACTTCTTTAGATGAATATTATTATGACATTCCTGCATATTATTCAGAAGATGGACAATATGATCTTGCCGATTGTATTGACTTTAGGCCAGTAATCAATTCAACCGGCGATTCATTTATAGGAACTGGTTCGCGTACATGCGAAATGCCTGTTGCGCTGTCAAATATTAGAATGGATTATGAACACTACTTGAGCCGTATTGACAAACTTTATATTGATTACACTGGAAGATTTGGTATTGTTGAAGGCAATCCAGCAGTTTATCCTGTTCCTCCTAAGTCTCCTTCTGACGGCATGGTTCTTTATGAAATCTTCATGACTGCATACACTTATTCTCCGAAAAATGCAAAACCAAAGTTTATTGACAATAAGCGTTACACAATGAGAGATATTGGCCGTCTTGAAAAGCGAATTAGTAATCTTGAATATTATACTTCGTTGTCATTGCTTGAAAAAGAAACCGCTCAAATGCAAATCAAAGATGTTTCTGGTTTTGATCGGTTTAAAAATGGTTTCCTAGTTGAGCCATTTAATTCTCATGGTATTGGCGATTCTTTGAATCCTGATTATCGTTGTTCAATTGATCCAAGATTGGAACAAATGAGATCAACCTTTTCATCTGATTCGGTGAATCTTGAATTTGACGAAACAAATTCAACCACTGTTCAAAAAACAGGGCCACTTGTCACATTGCCTTATACCTCTGTGCCTTTCATTTCTCAAACTTTGGCAAGTATGACAGAGAATGTCAACCCATTTGCTATTCGTTTGTTTGAGGGGAAAGTTAATTTTCAACCAGATTCAGATAATTGGTACGACACGAAGAAAAACGGCGATTTGATTGTAAATGATGATGCTCATTTTCAAGCACTTGAATTCATCGCAACTTACGGCGAAGGACTTAATGGAATTTCTTGGAATGATTGGGAAACAACGTGGTCAAGTTCATCAACTCAGGTTACTTCAAACAGAAGTCTTGAAATTGACAGAACAAGAGATCATGATACAGAAGGACAAGTTAGAACAATTACTACTGAAACAGCTACAACGACAACAATCGCAAATCAAACACGTTCTGGCACAAAAACAACTTTCTCTGAGGAAACAATTAACAAATTCCTAGGAGATAGGACAGTAGGAATAAATTATATTCCTTACATGAGAAGTATTCCTGTGCTAGTTAAAGTTGAAGCAATGAAACCTTCAACTGTTGTTTATCCTTTCTTTGATGATATTAATGTTTCGGCGCACTGTACTCCTGCAATTCGCATTCCTATCACCGACAAAACTGGTTCATTCTTGACGGCAGTAGGCAAAGAAGAAACTATTACTACATTAGGCGGCGGATCTGCAATTGTAATTTTTGAGTCTGATACTGAATTAACAATCGTCAATTGGAACCAATCAGCTTTCACTGATGGCCAAATTGTTACTGGATCGTCTTCGGGAGCGAAAGCAACATTGGCTGGTAATGCAAATATCCTTGCAACTACAGCAGGAGATGAATTAAAGACTGACGAAAAAGGAAGAATTGCTCTTATTTTCAAAATTCCTAATAATGATAATCTGAAATTTAGAACTGGCGAAAGAAAGTTTATTCTTAATGATCAACAGAATAATTCAGAAGCGAATCAAACAAAAGCAGAAGGAATTTTCAAGTCACTTGGTTCAATGCTTCAGCAAGAAGGAACTGTTCTTTCAACAAAGACTATTAGATTTAACAGCGAACCACTTAATCAACAAAGAACGGTTAGATCAACCACTTCAACAACAACGACAACAGCAACCGAATGGTACGATCCTCTTGCACAAACTTTCCTTGTGCAAGAAGAAGGTGGTTGCTTTGTAACATCATGTACATTATTTTTTCAGAAAAAAGACGAATCTGGATTACCAATCACATTCCAAATTCGTGAAGTTGTCAATGGATATCCTGGGCAAGCAATTATTCCTTATTCGGAAGTGGTTCTTTATCCTGAAGATATCAACATTGATGCTGATTATGCCATTGAAGGAACTACTTTTGAAATGCAAGCTCCGGTATTTTTGCAACAGGGAGTTGAATATTGCTTTGTTCTCTTGTCTGATTCATTTGATTATAATGTCTGGATTGCGAATATAGGACAAATTGACGTAACAAAAAAACAAATGATTTCAAAACAACCTTATAATGGCGTTCTATTCAAATCACAAAATGCTTCAACTTGGACAGCAAATCAAGATCAAGACATGAAGTTTATCTTGAATAAAGCAAGATTCCAAATTGAAACCGCTGAAGGATCTGACATTCCTTATATTGGTCAAGCATTTTTCAACAATCAGACACTTACAAATGACATTCTTGATATTAATTCAATTGAAACATTTGTTGATTCAACAAAGGTTAGGGTTCACCAGTTCGCGCATGGTTTTGTTGAAAATTCAAAAGTAACACTTAGTGGATTCAGTGAGTCTTCTAATTATAATGGAATTCCAGGATCAGAATTGAATGGATCGTTTTTGGTTAATAGTATTGAATTTGATTCTTACCAAATTGAAGTAATTACTCCAGCAACTGATACTGGATTGACAGGTGGATTGGGGATTGAAGCGACAAGAAACATTCAAATGGATGTTCTTCGTCCGAACATTTCAGAACTCGTTCTGCCTGGATCATCTTCTCTTTGGGGCGCAAAGACAACAACCAAAGATTATTCAATTGTTCCTATTGGTTCGTATTCTGGAATGAGTATTGATGAAAATAACTTCATGAAAGAATCAATGAGAATTTGTTCTTATGAGAACGAATCTTTCAATTTAAGCAACGAAAAATCAATTCAATTGATAAATATCATAAATAGCACAAACAGGAACATTTCTCCTGTTGTAGATATGAATAGATGTTCTGTTATTGCGGTTGCGAATAGAATTGATAATCACACAACACAAACTGCCGAATTTAATTGTTCTGTAACTGAAAATGAATCTTTATTAACTATTACGCATTCCGAGCATGGTATGGCAACAGGAGCGGCTATTTATATTAATTCGGACGTAACAATTGGTGGCGTTTCTGCTTCCTCGTTGACTGGTTATTATACAATATCTCGAATTGACGATAATTCATATTTTGTTGATGTCAATGAAAATGCCACTTCAACGGAGTCTGGTACAATCAACGTAACATGGTGCAACACACAATATAAATATATTCCTGAGAATTTTGCTCAAGGCGGAACTGCTATTTCAAAATATCAGACGAAAAAAGTAACCGTTGAAGAGCCAGCAATTGCAGTAAAAGTCTTAATAACTGCGGTGGTCATGAATGGTTCAAGCATTGAACTTTGGTATAAAAAACAAGGTCCGTATGATACATCACGTTTTGCTGATCTTGAATGGAGCCCATTAGGCGATCCTGATATATTTGTTCCTGTTTCTGAAAATGAAGAGGATTTCAAAGAATACGAATTCACAAGAGAATTTGAAGATGGCGAAGAATTCACTTCGTTTGCAATCAAAATTGTTTCAAAATCTTCAAGCACAACAATTGTTCCTATAATTGATGATTTGCGAATCATTTGTTTAGGAACCTGAAAATAGAGGACACTGAATGATTCCACAAGTTTCAATAACAGATAAAGTCGTTGACTTTATTGAAAAATCAAATCAAATTTCTGAAAATGTAGGAGATCCTTCTGATCTCCTAACAAATGAAAAAGATATTCTTATTTTGTCTGTTAATGAAATTATTGTTTCAATGAATGAAATTGATTTTAGATTGGGAGATTTGGAATCTCTTGTCACGACAGAAAAAGGAACGTTGGTTGGTGGAATCAATGAAATGAGAGCCACCAACTATTCCACTTTTGGTGCTGTTGAATCTTATTATGATCTTGAAGTTCAACGATTAGACGGAAAAATTGATAATAATGACGATTATATAATACATACAAATAATTTAATTGGTTCTCTTGGTTTTCTTGAAACGACAGATAAAACCTCCATTGTTAATTCATTAAATGAACTTGATTCAACGTCTTCTGTTGTGTCTAAAATTGAAGATTATCCAGACTTAGGAATTGAACAATTTATGGGATTTCTTAATGCAAGCAATTTTATAGGTCTTGATAAAGAGAATTTTTTGAAATATCCAGCAAGACCCGGTGAAGTATTATTTGGAGATTTAGATGGATTGAGATATTGGGGCGAAATCACGGGTGTTTCTGATTATGCAATGGCAGAATACAATTATAATGTAGCATTATCAGACAGGGATGAAATTGATGCCAATATAGTTGCCCTTCAAAATTATGCATCTGATGTAAATGATAATATCAATGCAGTTGGCGCAAGAGTTCCATATCCCATTGATACTCTTGTATTGCCTACAGTAGGAGCCACCACCGTAATTGATGCATCTCTCGGGGATTCGTTTTATATTAGTTTGAATAGAAATACTACTTTTTCTTTTATCAATTTTGAGTCAGGAAGAAGCATTACTATGCATATTGGTTCTGGAAATTCTTATACGATAACTTGGCCAGCAAACACATATTTTCCTAAAGGTCGCAAACCAACACTAACAGTCGATGCACGGGTTTCCGTGCAAAAATATTCAACGATGTATTTTATATCCCTTGATATAACATATTAGGTCTGATATTAAATATGGATTTTAGAAAAAAGCCATCTGGTGTAGTCATAAATACAAATAAAGAAGGATTTTTGAAAGCCAGAAAAATGAAAGAATTGATTCAGAAAGACAGAAATCGTCTTTCTGATTTAGAAGAAAGAATGAATCGGCAAGAATCAATTCTTAATGAAATTTTAACAATACTCAAAGAAAACAAACATGGCTAAACCAATTGTCACAAAGAAAGATACATTTGATCAATGGCGTTTAAAAGTAAACCAAGTTTCTGAAAATATCGGCGACGTTGGTTTTTTGAATACCACTGACAAATCCTCTGCGGTTGCAGCAATCAATGAAACCAAGACTAATTTAGACAATTCAATTTCAAATATTGGTAATCTTGCTGATCTTGATACGACAAACAAATCCTCTGCGGTTGCAGCAATCAACGAAATCAAGACCGACATAACAACAGAGTCAACCAGAATTTCTGGAGAATTTAGCACTGAAGTTTCCCGGCTTTATGGCGAAATTGACGCAAACACTTCTGATATTGACGATATCAATACAACAATCGGACCACTGGCTTCATTAACAACCGATGATAAAACATCTGTTGTCAATTCAATCAACGAAATCACACGAAGGCTTTTAGCGAATTATGATGTTTCAGAAGTTTCGTTTGATTTTCTGGTGTCTGAGGACGTTTTAGATGTTTTCCTTTATGACACTTCGCAGGACACAGATCGTGGTATTTGGCGTTTTCAAACACACACACTTAATTGGTACAACGAGACACTCAACACTGTTTCCCGTGGTCAAACGAAAGAATTTCCGGCTGTTGCGCTTATTGTAACAAGAGACAATGCGAATAGCGCAGTAACAATTTATGATGCAACTGATACGGATTTTCCTATGTGGATGAATTTTCCAAGAGGATCAATCTTTGCGTCTACAACAAAAATGCCAGTTTCAATGCTGAATGGTGTTTTGTGTGTAGGCAATTATGGAGAAGGATTGATCAAAATTGATTTCTTGAAAGAAATATCAATAAAGATAATGGATGACGGATATTATAAACCAATTGACGAATTGATTGCAAATAGGTACACCACATCATGGTCCGTTGTAAATTATGAACCAACTTATAATCTTGTAAGCAACAATATCAATGATGTTGCTTTGACTTATTTAAAAGATTCGGTTCCTGATCCTATTACTGGGCTTCATCCTGTTGTTATTGGCGTTTCAACTGATTTAGGTGCAACAATTTTTGATGGACCTGCTGGAATTGGAACCGCTGTTGATATTACTGGAGGAAGTTCAAATAATGTTTATTTTTCAACAGATAAACGACTGATTATTACGTTAAGTGTTCCTAATTATCCTGATGATGGGGTAAGAATAGGAGAAATTCCATCATCAAATACTACATATTCTTCATTTGGTACGCCTTATAACCATACTACAACAATAAAAACAACAAACACCAATCTTGTTAATGCAGGATTTTCCAATGATGTTATTTTCTTCAAAAATGATATTATAGCAGGAGCACAATATATTGATGAAAATTATCAGAATCCTGCACTTGTTTTCATAAAAGAAGACCAAAATCCTGATTTAGGAATGAATTGTTTTATTGATTACGCATATAATACTGGATGGATGGTCGGTGATATTAGAGGATGCTATCTTGCCGATACAGTTGAAGAAATCTTGACTTCTCCCGACGTTGAAAAAGACAGAACATATAAAGGAAACGATCTCACTGTAACAGGATCAATATCAAAAACACCAATTTATCCTGGTTCTGATTTAGTAAAATATTCAGGATTCAGTTCTGAAAATTATCTTGAATTGAATGATGCAGATTTTTCTGGTGTTCTTTATGTTTATGGATGGCAATATAATGGAGTTGCATGGGAATTCAAGTCAGGATTATCCACAGCAAATCCAATTGAAGGCGTTACAATCATTTCTTCAACATTAAAAATTGCTGGTTCTTACCCAAAAGCTCTTATTAGAGTGACAGCAACAGGACCACAACAAACCCAATTGCAACACATTGAATTAACCGAATCAAAATTGTTTTTGCCTGACGCAAAATGCACAATTCAAGGAAAAGGCGGACATATTAATTCACTGTCTTACGACAGAATAACAGATATTCTTTCTTGTGCCACAAGTGATGGTGTAACAGAATTTCAAGACCTGGTAGCAATCAATCATCTTCATGATAATGTTTCAATCAAAAAAGTTTCAACGATTAACAAAAAGAAAGCAACACTAAAAACAAGTGGAGCACATATTTATCTTCCTAAATCATCATTGCTTGATAAATTCAATGAAATGAGTTCAGCATTAGCAATTGAAGACACAAAAGAAGATTACTTGGGACTTCCTTCTGCCGATGGAATGGTACTTTCTTCATTAAGTTCAGGAGAAAGAATGTGGATCGGTGCCCCGTCTTCAGATGATGTTGCGACATTAACCAACGCAGTTACCGCACTTCAAGGAGAAATAAGCGCAAAAGATTCTGATATTTTGAATATTTCAAATGATATTGCAACATATTCAAGCAACATTAATACGGTCGGTGCAAGAATTCCTTATCCAATTGATACTATTAGAAGTTTTGGTGAAATTGCAAACGGAGGAAATGTTTCTATTGATGCAACACTTTATGACTCGTTTATTTGGAATTGCCCTTCTGGTTCAATGACTGTTTATATAACAAATTTCCCTGTTGGTAGAACTATACATTTACTTTTCTCGAATGGAGGAAACTGTTCAATCACATGGAGCGGTTTAACAATATGGTGGCCAAGAGGAGTTATTCCTTCATGGACAGCAGCAAGTGGTTATGACCGTGTAGTATTTTATAAAGTTAATAGTACCACTATTCAAGCAGCAGTTGCAGGAATGGATTTCAGACCATCTTAATAAGGGGCAAAATGCCAGTTTCAGCATTAATAAGAGGTAAGGGAGCAGTAAAAGCTCCAATAGGATTAATTGTTGGAATCCCAACAGACACTCCTATTCCACCATATTGGGCTGTTTATAACAGAGCCCAAGATTACTTTATTAGAGGAACAACAAGCGATTCGCTTGTAAATACTACAGCAGGTAGCAGTTCAATATCATTTTCAACCAATTCTGCTGGATTACATGTAGGATCCCAAGACAGGGAGTGTGAAATCGGGTATGTAAATGATTGTCGAAATAGTTGTCATTATACTTCAATTAATACTAGTGCATTAGGCAATCACGGACATAGTATTGGTATTTCTTATAGACCAAATGGAATTAGACTAAAATTGATTTATGCATATAGTGATTATTCTTATTTGTATCCCAGCATAATGATGTTTTCCACGGCGAGCCTTCCCAATCATACAAGTATTACTTATCTTGATAATGCTGGAAGTCGTCTTTTGATTTCTCATGCAAGCAGAACAGAATATTATAATGGATGGACAGCTCCAAACGCAAATACCGGAAGTACAACTGATAGTCACGTCCATACAATAGAAGTACGTAAACAAGATATGCGTCCCACGCATAATCAATATACAAATGTTGGCTGGGCCGGTGAGTGGCATGTCCATACAATTGCAGCACCAACATATTTGTCATATAGCCCTAAATATGTAACTTTAAGATCGTACCACCTTAAAGACATTTATAATCCTCGTGATTTAATAGGTATGTGGCCACATGCTGGCGCAATTCCAACCGGATGGCAAGTTGTTGGAGAAGTGAACGACAGATATATACGTTTTGCTAGTGCATATTCTGCCGGTGGAGGGAATGACACTATTGAATTGTCAGGCGTAACAGGAAACGTCTCTCATGCTCATCCTTATGGTACAGGCTCTTTAAGATGGAAAACAGCATCGCCATCAAGTCATTGGAGCGCTGTAGCTCATTCTCATAGTTATTATCAATATCAAACTTTTAGGCCAGCAACTCTTTATTTAAAATTCATCAGATATGTGGGAACCTAAAATGAAAATATTTCTCCTCCAAGAAGACAATTTAATTTACATGCAAAATGGCGATAAGAAATTATCGTTCATTAACATTGACGAATTCACAAAATACACAGGAGAAACTTTACCTGTATCAGATTACATTGATTATGAACCCAATAGTAATATATTCATTGTAGGGAAAAATGAAGGAATTCCTGTTCAAGATGAATCTCATAATTCGTTTTTTGAGCAATTGTTAAATAATATTGACATTTACATTGAACGTTATGAAAATCCTTTTTGGGGAATGGATGAATCCCAACAAACCAATCAAGCGTATATAATGAAAATGGCAGAAATCGTCTCAAGACGACAAATGGAAAACAGCAAAGATTTTTATTATAATAATGTTCCTTATAAGTCAGATGAAACTAATATTCAAGGAGTTCGTCTTGCAACAGAACGAATGATGGATAATATCAAGATTCCAACTTTCAAAGGAACTGAAATTGAAGGAACTTGGGCAGCAGCAGACGAACGTTTTATTCCTTTTACTGTTGGAGAGTTCAGAAAATTCTCTAATTATTATTTTGAATTAAGAAACAAGAATTTCACAAACTATACTTTGTTGTCTATTGCTTTGACAAAAATTTATAATAATGGTGCAACAAAAGAACAGATTTTAAACTTCAACATAGAAGATGGATGGGCATAAATGGCTTTTATTACGATCCCGACGAAAAATTTCAATGCTAGTCTTACAGCAACAGGAAATTCATCATTCGGTGGCCAGTCTGTTCATTTTGCACGTTTTTTATGAACACAAATTCATGAAGTATAAATAAAAGAAAGTTTCAAAAATAATGTTGAAAAAGGAGAAAGTAATGAAAACATTTAAAGGATTAGTATTACCGGTTGTATCATCACTTTTACTGGTTGGGTGTGCTGGTGATTACAAAGAATATGCAACTTCAATTGAACGCTCAAATAATGTTAATTCGGCGTTAGGCGCGTCATATTTTGAAAATCAAAGTAAAATCATGAAAGAAGTTGCAAATAATCTTAAAGGCAACGAAACAGCACTTGTTTTGTTCGCAATAATGAGCCAGCAAAATAACAATGAAATTGCAAAAACATTTAAAGCAGAACGTCCAGTTAAACCGACAACAGGAAACGATGTTCTTAATACTGTTGCTGGAACAACAGTTCCGACTCTTATTCGATGGGGAACGGGAGCTTTTATTGGAAGCGAAATTGTTAAGGGGCTGTCTAAAACACAAATTAAAATAGAAGGCGATGGCAACGTGCTGAATCAAGATTCTGGTAATGCTTATCAGGATGGTTCTGCTGCTCTTGACAATTTAAGGAATGATAATTCTGGACAGACACACAATGAACATCTTGCTCCTGAAGAACCAGAAATTCCTGAAGGTGAGTTTGTTCCAAATGAACCGCCGGCAGAATTTGATGATTTACCAATAGACATTCCATAAATTCCAGCAGAATAAACGGACAGTAAAATGAAAAAAATTTTTTTACTAATATTCTTAACACTATTTTTGGCTTTTTCTTCGGGATGCTCTCAAAAACACATTGATTATTCTATTGATGTTGCAATGATCAATGCTGATTATAATCTTTTGGTTGAAAGATATGATGTTTTGCGAGCATTTGTGATTTCTAAATGGGAGATTTTTTCTGAAGCAGACAAGATGAAACTTTCTACAATTAATGATAATGTTGAACGAATCATCAATAAAGTGGATGTATTACGATCTTTAAGAGCTTATGAACTTTCTCCAGCAGATATTGGATACATGTATACTCTTGGAAAGCAATCTTATATTATGTCCAAAGAAATTTATATGAATTATGAACCACAAATGTCTCAATATGAAATTTTATTGATTAAAATGTTTGATGATAGAGCAAAGGATCTTGATAAACAAATGAATGATCTTATGTATGACCCACAAAACGCAGATATCAATCATACCTTAGTAAGTATTTTGAATGTTGTTTCTGTTGGTCTCAAATTAATTCTACCATTATTGGTGACGTAATATGAAAAAAGGAAGAAAAACCAGTGAATTTGTTGTAACTATTGTTACATGTGTTTTATCTGCCGGTATTGGTCTTGGTCTTATTGATCCAAATATTCTTGATATTTCTGCAAAAGTTATTTCAGACGCAAGGGAGGCTTCAACAGGAATTGATGGTTCAAGTCTTCAAGCGATTCTTGATACCATCTATAAGATGTTTGCTTTGGGTGTCGGTGGATATACTGTTGGGGCTTATTCAAAGTCAAGAGGGGTTGCCAAAAGCAACACAAACATAAAAGAGGATTCTGATGAGGAAGACGGGTAAAGTTGCTTTATTTGTATTTTTTTCGTATATATTCTTATTCACGACTATTGCACTAAGCGCAAATTTTTCTGCAAAATGGGATTTTCCCAAAGAATATGAAGGGGTTATTCATGGGTTTAAAATTTATCATAACGGAAAAAATATAGCAACTATTGCTGATCCTTCAAAAAGAACCAGCAAATTTGAAGCAGAAATTGATGAATTCAACAAAAACGAATTTTACATGCGGACATACAAGACACACGGAGAAATAAAAGGGGAAAAGTTCACTGAATTTTCAGCACCAAGTGAAATCAGAGAATTAGAACAATTACCACCAGTTACTAACTTTTATTTCCACAGACTAAACGAATAAATGGAAAAACCATCAAAAGATTATGCAGACATAAACATATCTCCGATTCCTTTTTCGATAAAGGAACGGGGAATTTTTGGTTTCTTTAAGTGGAGAATTTCACAAAGACATTGGGTTCTTAATGAAGACTTTATTTTCTGGTGCGAAACATCAAAATTATGGATAAAACTTCCTAAAGGATTTGTTTCTGATGCTGCATCTATCCCTAAAATTCTTCATTTCGTTATAAACCCCATTGACGCAATTCTTTTTGGCTCTCTTGTTCACGACTTCATTTATAGATTTGATGCATTAATTGTCTGTAACGACGAAAATTTTGGTGATTGGACAATCGTAGAAAATATTTCACGGGATTACGCAGACAAATTATTAAGAAAAATTTCAATTCAATATGACAAAATTCCATGGGCGGCCGAGATTTGTTATTGGACAATAATCCCATTCGGCTATTTTGCTTGGAAACGTGCAAGAAACAGAAATTATAAATTAACCTCAGTGAATCCTGATCCTCATGATGTTTATTTAAACAAAGGAATATCGGTTAGGATATGAGTATACCAACAACAAAAGAAGAATTTGCAGAATATTGTTTACGAAATCTTGGAAAACCAGTCATTGAAATAAACGTTGACGCAACACAAATTGATGATAGAATAGACGAGGCAATTCAACTTTTTCAAATGTTTCATATGGACGCTGTTGAACGGGTTTTTCTTGGACATGTTGTGACAGAAGATGATGTTGCAAACGGATACTTGACTCTTGACGCTCCTGTTATCTCTGTTACAAAAATTGTTTTTTCTGGTTCTGGATTTGGCTCCGCTAACTTTGCAACAAACATATGGCAATTTCAGCATGATGTGTTTTATGAAATGGGGTTCACTTCAAATGGCGGAGCTTCGACATCAATGTCTGATTATATTATGAGAATGAGCCATCTTAAAATGGTTGAAGGAATTATTGCAAGTTATCCGACAATTCATCATTCAATGCACGGGAACAAGATTTATATTGACGATGATTGGTCAAAACTTCCTGTTGGTGCTTCAGTCATTTATGAAGCGTATGTTGCCCTTGATCCAGATGTATACACTTCAATATGGAGTGATATATGGCTTACTTCGTACACAGTCGCATTAATAGGAAGACAGTGGGGAGAAAATTTAAGCAAATTCCAAGAAGTTCAATTGCCCGGAGGAATTACGTTAAACGGCGATGCCATTTATGAAAAGTTTGATGCAAGACTGAAAGACCTTATGGAAGATTTAGACACAAGATGGACATATCCTCCTGACTTTTTTGTAGGATGAAAATATGACAATATCACCACATTTCTTTCATATTTCGTCTTCCGCTGAACAGAAATTGATGCAAGACCTCACAAGAGAAACAATTCAATTAAAAGGACTTGATCTGAAATACATTCCAAGGGATTCAAGTGATGCTGATTTTCTTTTTGGTGAAGACGTTCAAAGCACTTTTTCGTCGGCAGTTGTTCTTGAAATGTATTGTGAAGAACAAGCAGGATTCGGCGGAGAAGGCGATTTCTTGTTTAACTTCGGACTTGATATCAGAGACGAAGCAAAATTCATAATTGACAAAGTAAGGTTCACAGAAGAGGTAACAGATGTTTACCCTACAATAAAGCGACCAAGAGAAGGCGACTTAATTTTTTATGATCTTGCAAATTCCCTCTTTGAAATCACTTTCGTTGAAAACGAACGTCCTTTTTATCAAAGAGGAATTCAAACTGTTTGGGATTGCAGCGCAAAGAAAGTTGAGTACAACCACGATATCCTTTCTTCTGGTGATATAAAAGTTGACGCTCTTGAAGATAAAATTGATACACTCGATGATGGAAGCGATATTCAAAATGAAGGAGACGAATTTATTGATTTTTCTGAAGCCGATCCTTTTAGCGATAATAATTACTAATAAGGAAATAAGATGTCAATAACTTCTTTTTATTACAACAAATCCCTCAGAAGAATCGTCGTTCTTTTTGGTACTCTTTTTAATGGATACACGATCCAAAAAACAAGCGGAGCATTCATTAAAGTTCCGTTGTCTTATTCTTCAAAGAATAAGTGGTACGTTCAAATTAAACAGAATTTAGACAAGACTAATCTTGAAGCAATCATTTTTCCAAGAATGGGGTTCTTGCTTACCAGCATTGGAATTGATTATGAAAGAAAAACGTCAAGTCTGAATTATTTTGCATCAAAACATGTTGATCCTAATCAGTTAAATAAAATTCATGTTCCAACGCCAGTCACGTTGAATTTTTCTCTTTTCATTGCGTCAAAAACAATGGATGAAGGACTTCAACTTATTGAGCAAATTATTCCTTATTTTGATCCAACTTTCGTGGTTGAGATTGACGAATTAGATTCTTTTGAAACTCCAAGAGATATTCCGGTAACTTTAAATTCCGTTTCTTTTGATAATGATTTTGTAGGAGCCTTTGACGGAAATGATTTATACACATGGGAATTGCAATTTACAGTGGAAACTTATCTTTATAAAAACATTACTCCTTCAAAGATTATTAAGAAAGTTGTCGTATATACACATATTGATGCGGCAGACGGAGTAGAAGAAAATTATAAAGAAAAATACACAGCAGAAGTTGATCCATTCACGGCTGCCATTGACGATGAATGGGCTGTCTTGGAATCTTGGGGATTGGTTGACAAAGACGAAGAACATTCTTTTTCTTTTCCTTCTTCTTCTTCTTCTATTGGTGGTATTATTTCTCCATGGCTCAACACGACAGATTTTTATAAATTCAGATTTGAGTATCAACCACAATCAAATGGTTTATTATCAGAATTTGGAAATACTCAAATTTCTTCTTATGAAGATTTTTATCTTTATGAACTTGGTTGGCTCAGTCCTAATGATCAGGATACTGATCATTTGAATTTAAATACTTCAAGAAAATCTAATATTTGTCTTGGTTCTGATATAAAATATGATTAAAATAATATGTCAGCAACTATTTCAACAGCAACACGAACTCATTCTGACTACCTTGAATATGTAAATACTGCTTTGATTCCTTGTCCAATGAATGATGCTTGCTTGGAATCTTGGAATCTTGGTTGATAAAGACGTAGAAGCATTCCCAGAACCAGAATAAAAAATATCGGCAGAATGGAAAGTTTTCTGCTGCTATTTTCAATGATTGTTAAATGTATTTTTCAAAGATGATGCATCAAGTATCGGGATTGTCTGAATTATTAACAAAGGTTTTTTGTGTCGTTATGAAAAATTATTTCCTTGGCAACCAGTTCAATCGGAACGTAAAAATAAATTTCATCTTCATCCAAAGATTTAAACTCCCACAGATACTTCGGTTTACATCCTTTCGGAAAACCAACCTCAACTTGACTATACGGACCTTGATTTCCTCTCGGATGGCAGCAATGAATGATGCTTGCTTGCACAGACATACTAAATCCGTCATTGCAAACAATACGAGGAGCTAATCCGGCTTTATGAAAATCGAGGTAAAAATTCAAAATCTGAACAACTTTATTGATTTCTTCCATAATATCACTCCGTAATCAGTTTTATTTTTTCGTCAATTCAATAATTTTGTCAGCAATTTCTTTCATGGAACCATTCATTGCGTTAATTGAATGAACCTCTTCTCCTTTGAACTTGACACATATAGTTTTTTTGTGATTCCAAATATAATGATATTCAATTGAAAAATCTGGATATTTTGGGCTCTTCCAAATTTCAGTGAAGTTATCATTAGGAAATAGAACATTGACGAATTTTTTTTCATAATCAGTGAAAGATTCAAAAATGCTCTGGTAATTATCAGACATGTTTCTCTCCCAAAAGTTTAATCTTACCAAGAATCTTATCTATCATATTACTTTCAAAAATTTTTCTGTCAATGAAAAAGAAGATGCACCTCCGTTAAAATTTGCGATAACGGTTTGTCAAAATCCATCTCCAATTGAATAGATGACGAAACATAACAGCGGAGTAGAAAGTTGCCAACGGAACAAATAAATCAAAAACCTTGATGTGAGTTTAGCAGACTTTAACAATGTTAGAATCTCCCTAAAATGATAGGTAAGCCTAAAACACGGAACATTTTAATTTATTAGTGCTGAAAAGCTC